TGTTACTGCAACTTGAATTTTTTTCTTTCCGTCGCCCGAAGAAAAGCGCATATAGCTTGCCTTAAGCCCAGTAGGGACTGGTCCAACCTTTAATGGTTTAGATGTATCTCCTGGTGGAGAATAAGGCATTCCAGTTACACCAGCAAATACATTTACTGCTGCAATAAATTTATCTACAGCTGTGTCAAAAACACCTTCCTTGTTGGCAGTTTTATCTGCTAAATCTTTTGCAAGTTTTACGGCTGGGCTCATTGAAACCCTTGGCTTCCCGTCAACTAACTCTGGAAGTCCCGAGGTTCCTTTATAAGGGGCAAGCATTTCTTCGGCGGCTTTGGCTATTTCGCCACCAGCGCTTTTCATTTCTTCAAATATCGCCATTAATATTTTTTGATCTGACCCACCTATTTTGCCATCAGGATTTCTAGTTACAACATCATTTATTCTATTTCTATAATCTTGAATTGCAGCTAAATTTGCAGTTTTAGTCGCCGCATTTTTAGCAGATGAAGCTACTCCGTCTGATAACAAATCTGCTTTCTTTTGTAGATCTTCTATTTCTTTATTTTTTGCATCAATCTGTTTTTGATATGTATCATTAATTGATGTTCTTGTTAATTCACGCTGTCTGTCTTCTTGTATTTTTTTAATAGAAAGTTGTGCTTGTGCGGCAGAGGCCATATCCCCCATTGCTAAAGCTTCTTGGTATTTTATTTGTTCATCTCTAAGAGATTTATTAAAATCGGATTCTTGTTGCTGAATGTCGAGCATCTTCAGCTTTAAATCTCTTTCTTTTTCTAATTCTCTAATTACATCTTGAATTGCTTTTATTTTATTATTGTAATATTTTGCATCAAAGTTTGCAGATGCCTCGGAAGCTTTTGTTGCTGCTTCTGCTGCTACCTTTGCGCTGTTATATAGTTTTGCAAGTGCCGAAAGTGGGTTATTGTTTTCAGTTGAAGAGGTAATGTCGTTTAATGTGTCTTGATACACCGCAAGGTTTCTTGCAAATTCAACAGCTTGTTTACCTGACATTGCAGCAATGTTTAATTTTTCTGCTAGCCCCGCTGCGTATATAGCGGTTTTAGCATAAATACTTTGTAGGCTTTCTCCATTTTTAAGAAGAATTGCATATATAATGTTTTGCTCTTTAAGTTTTTCAACTGCCTCATCGTTTAATTCATTAGATGCACCCTTTATTTTTCCAATTTCATCTAGCGTTTGCTTTAACGCATCTGCTTCTGTCAATTCTGTTTTACCATCGGTGCCACCCTTTGTACCGACAAGTGAGTCCTGGTAGGAAGATAGAGAATTAATCATTTGCTCAATTCCAGTATTAATTTCTTCAATAAAGCCCTTGCTTGTATTTTTACCCATTTGAGCCAGGGCGGTTGATACTAATTTTACAGAAGCGGCTGCGGCAGTAGATCTATCAATTATTTCTTTAAATGAAGCTGAGGAAATTGCGGCAACTGCCTGACCAGATTTATTTGATGCAGCTATAAGTGAATAGATTGAGTTTGTTGCTTTTTCTACAGACATACCCATAGATACATATTGTGCTTTAAGGGATGTTGCTAATTGATTTACTTTGCTTGAATCTATCTTATTAAATGCCGCTAAAGTCTCTGGCATTTCTTTTTTAACACGAGCAGTTTCTTCTCTTAATTGTTTAATTGTTAAAGTTAATCCACGAACTCCTGTTTTTGTATTTGCGTCATATGATGCGCTTGCTTTTGCACGCTGTAGATCTAACTGGTCATTTATATCTTTTAATCTTGTAGCAAGTGTTTTGTATTTGCCAGCAAGACCTGCTTCTCCAAGTGTGGCTTCACTTCCTCCAAAAGCTAGTCTGTTTGCTTTTCCAACATCTTCTGCTTTTTTCTTTAGGTCTAATAAATATTTTCCAAGAGCAAGTGCGCTTGCAATTAAAGCACCATATCCAGTAAGCTTAATTATTTTTGATAAAGTTAGAGCACCCTTTATTGCAAGTGGGAGCATAGGAAGAAATTGTCCTAGAATTCCTCCAACCATCATTCCTGGCATTCCTGCAACAGAGCTGCCAATCATAGAGCCTCCAACAGATCCAGCCATTCCTAACACTTGGCCCTTCATGCTATAAGGACTCATTGGCGAACTTGGCGTGTCTTGTAAACTTTGTGTTGGAGTTAATCCCATTTGCTCTGCTAGCGGAACGTCTCCTAATCCATATCCAGTTCTATTTTTAACAATATCTCCGCCTGGTATTATTCCGCCAGAGTTTTTAGGTACAAATACTTCTGGGCCATCTTCTCCAACTAGGTATGGCCTATTTGCATTAACTGGACCTCCCTTGGCACGGGCACCATCAACAACTGTCTCTAATTGCAATTTTCCATTTTCTGCATTAACAATTCTAAACTTGCCGCCAAATATTGCTTCCTGCTCTGACCTTGAGTTATGTCCAGCTACTTTTTGTCCGAAGGGGGCTGAGAATTTTGCTTGTGGAAAAATTTCTGAGGATGGGACAACATTTCTATTTTTTACTAATGCTTCTAATAAAATAGCCTTCTCGCCTGCAATGCCTGGAGCAGCATGACCAGGAGCAAATAAACTTGCTATCCCGCTATCTTTACTCCAAGATGATCGACGCATTATAAATTGTTTTCCAATTAAAGGAGAATAGTCTCCAGTTAATTTTGCCTGAGATATTAAATCTAATATATCTGCTGGAAGCGGATTTGATTTATTGTTCTTTAAATATATTCCTCTGTATAGCTTTCCGCTAAACTTCTTTGATAAAGTTTTTATTGCTTCTGTAGCACCTGGAGTACTTAATATTCCATAATTGCCTGCCATATATTGGCGCAATATGTACTTTCCACGATCTTCTAATGTTCCAACTGGGAATCCTGGAACATGCGCCATACGTGCAAATTGTGGATCGTTATAAGAAATTTCTCTGGTTCTTGCAAACGGGTCTGTTTCAAATGGGTCAGGTTGTGATTTTGATCCAACATGCATTGCTCTACCAATTTGTAATGGACCATGTAATGGGTCTTGGTTTCCTAATGTATATTGCATTCCTTGTGGATAAAATTGTTTTTTAGGTTTCCATTTTGCTGTTAACCTAGCTAGTGCTGAAGATGGAAGAGATGAAATGCCGTATGAATTTCTATTATAAGAAACGTCACCTCCAGCAATATCTCCACCCATATTTTTTCTTCTTGCAATTGCACTCAATAGCCCAGGCATTCCATAATATTTACCCAGCATGAGATCTCTTTGTGATGCTGCTTTACGAGAAAGAGGAAGTCTATCTTCTACAACACCTCTTGACCTAACTCTTTGTCTATTTGTTGCAGAATTATGTGATTCTGAACCTGCTATTCCAGTAAACAAATTTCCATCTCCGTGAATGTCAAACTCGTTCATTGGGTTTGGGTGCTCTGTTACAAATGCAACTCTTCCCCTTCTAGATTTTCCAGTTTTTGGATCAATATCAATAACTCTAGATATTTCACCTATTACGTCATTAAGAATAGATTGGCTAAAGTCCCCACCCCTTGCACGCATAGCCATGATTAATTGAGCTGTTGGAACTACGGCAGACGTACTAAACTTTCTTCCTACTCCAGTTCCAGTAAACGTTGGATTTTTTGGAGCTAAAATAGATTTTCCAGTTCTTGCTTTTATTAACTCATCTGCTCTTAAAATTTGTTCTTGTCTTATCTCTTTCCATAAATCTGGATTAATATCTTGCATTGATGGATCATAAGCACGTCTTCTTGCTTCACGCAAATATTTATCGGCCATGTCAATTGCTTCATCTGGAGACATGTATTTAGAAAGAATTGCAGCATCATGTAAAACTGTTCTAATTCTAAAATCTTCATCATAATCAGAAACATTTAATCTTTTGGCAATTGCAAATAAATCGTTTTCTTCTATTGTTCCAGATTGTGGTGCAACTGCTCCATAATTATTTTTTTGTCTCATAATGTTTCCGCCAAATGCGTAGCCATTATTAGCTGCATTTACTGCTGAATACAGTTCTGGATTTTTATGTATTCCTGGACCAAAAACTGTTTCTTTTGGAGTCAAAAGAGCCTTCATTGATGGGCCGCTATTACCAAATGTTGTGCTTGCCATATCAACTAAATCTTTATTTTTTGGATTTAGGGAAGCTCTTTGATTTAATACATATCCCCCTAAAGGAATTACGCCCATTCTATCATCATGTTTAATTGATGAAGGACCAGAAACAATTGTCTTGTTTGGTCCAAATCCCTCAATGTCTCCGCCCGTGGCAAATCTTTTTGGCCTTGTTGTTTCTATGCTATAAGAGGCTCCATATGTTTTTACTCCTAGTACCTTAGCAATAGAATTAAATAGATCTCTAGTTCTGCCTGGGCGAGTTAATTCTTTCATGTTTGCTTTGCCGCTCACTGGGTCAAAGGCTGGTTGATTTACAATTGGCAGCTGTGTTAAATTAACTGTTCTTCCTTGTGCTGTTGCAACTTGTGTGGCAGCTTGTCCCATCATTGCTTCAATTTGTTGATTTAATGCAATAACTCTTGCTCTTGCCTGATCTACGGTTATTTTTGATGCCTGTAGCTGTGCAACAATTTCTGCAGACTCGCTTGCAGCTAGTGTTGTTATTCTAGACATTTGTGGAAGAAGTGCTTGATATGAATCTGATAATGATGTTGTTATTAATCCAGTTGCTGATACTTCACGCTTTAAAAGCTCAATCTCTGCTTTAGATTGCATTGCAAGTGCGCCAGTCATGGCATGCCACTTTGCTGCTTCTCCTGCAACTATTCCAGTTGAGACGTCCTTAATTGCAGATACACCAGAAACCTTTGGAAGGTCCGACCCCATATACATTTGTGGGTTATTGCTAATTTTTTGATTTACCTTAGTTGCTCCTGGAACAATTCCAAATATTGTCTGTGCATCTTTTTCTGCCTGTGACATTCTTGAAACTGGATTTGGGTGAGAGTAAGCTCTTGTGTCTTTAGCAGAAACATATTTACTTAATGGATCAACTTCTCTCTGTGCCGTTCCTGTCATTAAAACTTGTCCGCCAACTGTAGAGATTGTTGGAGCAGCACTTACTCCTGAACTTGCATTTAGTTTTAGTCTTGCAAATTCTTCGTTTAAATTATGTAGTGCAGTAGATAATATTGAAGCTGCTTTAGCATCACTATAAAAAGTTGTTTCTAATAAATTACCCGCTTTTTGTGCCGCAAGAATTTCTGGAGTTAATAGTCTCCATCCCTCTGCTCCTTTAAATAAAGCTCTAAAGTGTGCAGCTCCCTTAACTATATATCCTAAGAAGTTGGCAAGGACACCAGTTAGCATAATGATTGGGCCAGTCAGCGCTGTAAATCCAGCAGCAAATGTCAAAAGCTTTTTAATTGGGTCTGGAAGTTTATTTGCAAACTGAACTACTTTATCAATTACTCCAATAAAGAATGTTCCAATATTTAAGAACTGTTCTCCTACTCCAGCTAAACTTGCTTTAAGTGATTCTAGTGCTCTTTTGTACCTTCCAGAGGCTGACTCTGTGATTGCAGTTAATTCTCGGTCAGCAATACCTGCTAGATCCTGTGTACTAGTTTTCATTAAATCTAATACTTGAAGAGTTTGACTACCTTCTTTGCCTAGGTTTTCAAATAAAGCTGACATTCTTGCAAATTGGAATTTTCCAAATAGCTGTTCAATTGCTCTTGATTTAGATAGTGGGTCTAGCTTATCTAGTGCGCTTTGTATTTCCACCATCATTCCAGTTAGGTTTCCTGCATTAGAATTAACTATATTTTCAAGATTTATTCCGAACCCCTGGAACATTTCTTTAGCAACTTTTGTAGGGTTAATAAGAGATGCTAATGAAGATTTAATTGCATTTGCACCTTCTGATGCATTGACTCCGCCCTCTTTCATTGCTGTAAGATAAAGAGCTAGGTCTTGAACAGAGCCTCCTAAGCTTTGAATAACTGGACCAGCTTTTGGAATTGCTTCTACTAGGTCTGCTAGAGATGTTGAGGTTTGGTTTTCAACTGCGTTTAAAAAGTTAATCGATTCAGAAAGCTCTGTAGTGTTTTGCTTAAATGCTGTTTGAATTGCTAGAGTTGCTTTCATTGCTTCTTGTCTATCAACTTCACCTAGTATTGATAGTCTGGTTGTTTCTCTAGTAGATTTAAGAAGTTCATCACCCTGCTTTCCAGTTGCCGCAATGTCTGCCGCAAGTGCGATAGTTTCTTTATAAGATGCGCCGTATGCAGACGCTAATTCTCTTGCTGTTGCAGAAACTTCTTTTCTTACTTTAGAAAGCTCTATAGCTGAAGTTTGTGCAACACCACCATAAACTTTTGTTAATCTAACTAGCTGTTCGTCTGCTTCTCTAAATGCTTTTGATGCCGCTAGGCCGAAAGCTGCGATTGGAACTGTCAATCCAACTGTTAGCTGTCGTCCAGCCCACTGAGTATTTTTACCCCAGTTAATTAATTGAACTCCGCCGTCTTGAATTACTTTATTGAATATCTGCATCTCTTGTTTTAAAAGAGCTGTTTTATTTTTTGTAAGATCTAAGCCTCTTGGTATTTGTACGTTAAACTGCATTAGCCCTTCGGCATTTCTGCCTAATGGTTGTAGTATTGCATTTTGCAACTGGACCTGTTGTCTTGCTAGGTCTCTTATTAATCCGCCAGAAGATCTAGTATGATCTTGGAATGTTCTGTAGTAATCCTTAAGCTTTAGCTTTCCTTGATCTAAATTTTTACCAAACTTATCTACGTCTGAAGCTAGGCTTACGAAGTGAGTTGAGAACTGTCCAGTGCTTCTTAATGTAGAAGCAAACCCTTGCTGGATTTTTGCTGCATCCATTGCAAGTGCTTTGTTAGTTGTTGACAGTGCACCTTTTAATTGAGCTAGCTCTGCTGTGGCCCTTTGCACGTTTGCAATAAGACTTGAGAAATTAGCATTAGCTACTATATTCGTAACTATTGTCTCATTGGCCATATGTTATATGTTACCCCACTTCATATCCTAAGCCTGCATTAATTCCGAATCCAGTTTCTGTAGCAATTGCTCCTTGTAATGACACAACGTCATCACCACTTGCAGTTATTCCCAGAGCCCTTCTTCGAATATCTTCAAAGCTTGGACCTTCTTTTTCTTCGGTTGAATCAAGGTTAACACCCTGAAGCCCCGCTAGAAATTTTCTTTCTTTTTCTTCTCGCTTGTTCATTGACTGTAAAGTTTGAATAAGCTCTGGCATCGAAAGATTTTCTTCTAAATCTGAATAATTTTTCCAGTGTCCTAAAAGAAAAACATCGCCAAGTAAAGCGGCTAAATCTAGTTCTGACCAGCCAGAACCGCTGCCGCTAGAAGGTTTGGGTCGTCCATCTTAATCCCACCACATACTTCAAGTATGCGATTAATTGTGGGAACATCCAGTGCGTCTTCTAATGCATCTCTATCTGCTACCAACTCTGGTAACTGCTTTTCTAATGCTACTGCACATGCGTCAATAAGAATATCTAGTGTCTCATCTTCTGATGTTGTATTTGCTGTCTTTTGAATAGCGATCATAAATTTACGAAGCTCTTTAATTGTTAAAGGCTTAAGCTTTACGGTTGCGCCATTTTGTAGTTGAATTTCTTCTACGTCATAGATTGTAGTTGCCAATTTATCCTCCTAGGATTGTCTTAATTATTATAACAAATCAGGCTTACTAATACAAGCAGAAGGCCCCCATTTCTGGAGGCCTTCTATTTAATTTAAATTAATTAAATTATGCTGTAACTGATAAAACACGGTCAATAATCTTACCGTATTCTTGTCCAGCGTATGCTGAATCTCCTGAAGGAAGAAGACGGAAAGTTACTGGGAATGTTGTTGCTGCGTTACGAGCAAGTGAGAATTGTGACTGCTGTACTGAAAGTACGCGACGTGCATAATATACACGCTCCGCAGAAACTACATTAGTTGCTGAAGTAGGAGCTTGTCCTACCGCAATTAGTTGACGCTCTGTTGGAGCAACTCCTAATGCACCAGCTTCAAGACCGAGGGTCTGTGTTGCTGTGTTTCCTGATCCAGCTGAAGTTAATGTGGACGCACCCTGACCAAATACTGCTAGAGTGTTCTCTAGTGTACCTTCAGCCATTTCTGTTGCGATCATTACTTCCATTGACTCCTTGAACAGCTTTGCTGTATCTAGAAGCTGATCTACTGTTACTGAACCGTATGATGGGTTATATGTAATCTGAAGACCGTTATTTGTAAAACCTACGTTGCGGAATTTTAAACCGTCTGTAGCATTTAAAGTATTTGCATACGGTGTAGCTAGTACGGGTGTAACTCCTGATGCTGCACCTGGTTCCATGTTTTCTACGTATGTACCTTGTGTTGAATCTTTTGCTGAAAGAAATAGTGGTGAAGCACCAACTAAAATATTTTTAGCATTACCAATGTTCTGTGGCATTTTAAACCTCCTGTTTATAATATAATATTAAATTGTAAATCATCTTTGGCTGGCTAGGCCAATTCCTCTATATCCAATTTTAGTGTATAATGCCCCCAAAGGCAAACTAAATGAATCTACCAGAATTGTCTAATATTCTGGAATACTTAATTTCTAAGACTACGTCCGCCGACAAGAATCCCTGTAATTCTTCAGAAGGGGAAGTGGGGGATATATCGGCGACATATATACTAAAGAATTTAATCTTATCTGATACTAGTCCAGATAGCCTGACGTCCTTGGCGGAATCATCCATTCTTCTAAATTCATCAGTCATAAAGTTTCTTATCTCATTTATGTCTGTTACGTCTACCGAATATATTGTAAATAGTATTTGTTCGCAGCAAACTGCCCAGTTGTCTTCATAGGACATTCCTATCTTATCGTAGACTATATGTTTCTTGCCGCTCAAAAATTGATTCATTTCTGCAGACTGCTGTACTGGCAATATAGGAATTATTTCTTTTCCTAGGTTGTCTGAGTAGTATTCTTCTGGATCAAATATAGAATATTCTTTTAATTGATTCCAAAGGAACTTTCTTAGCTCCGTCATTGCATCTATTTTATAATTTGCTGTCATAGCATTACACCTCCAAATGCTGAAGTAAGTGCTACATTCGCCTGGCCTCTAACTGCGTTAGGAGAAAATGAATATTGCACCTTTCTAATATTTACTGGAATACTTAAAGACTTTGCCATTGCGCCATTAAATATGTTTTGAAATCCAGATTTTTTAATTGATAAATTAACTAAATTCCCTTTAAAGAAATGTTGATATGCCATCTTAAAGGAAGAAGTTGTAGCGGTCCCTCCAGGCCTTCTGACGACCACTGAAGCCCCTTTGGGCATGAATACGGTATAACCATTAACCTCAAATACAAGTCTCTTAGAAGCCTTAGGAGAGATTGTTATGGGCTTTCCATCTTCCATAATAAAAGCTTTATTTGCAAACACATAAGAGTTCTTTGATTTTTTATCTTTAGGCACTTTTGATTTAGATAATTTAAAATCATAACCTATTTGAAATGATAAACCGTCTTTACTTAATTTGCTTAACTTAAATAACCTAGCTGATTCTTGTCCTGTTTGTTTCCATTCATAAACATGGTGTAAAGACTTAGGCTTCATTCTTGCCTGTGCATCAATATACTCTCCAAAATCTTTATCTATCTGATCATAGATCATACTTTGAAATTTATTTTTAAATCCTTGATTTTTCATCAATTTAGCAATGACATTGGATTGATAATATAAGGCTGCAGATATTTGAGCTACGGTTGTATCTTGTAGGTGTGTGCCTTTGCTTCCCGCCATTAATTTTTCTAGGCCGCTTGACGCTTGAAGTAGTGCAACACTAGATTCCAATTATCTGATTCTCCGATCTTCTGACCATAGAGTTATAGCCAAGTATCTGACCAAACGGATCTGTTATAGGGGTTGTACCAAAAACTTCAAAAACTGTTGGGGTTTCTGATGGAAAATCAATCTCAGTCCAAATGCAGTTATTGTGCTGATCACGTATATTTGTAATTTTTTCTCTAAGTGTTATTTTGCCCTGAGTTCTAATTTGTAATGATTGCTCGTTTGAATATCTATTATTAAAGGTTTGAATGTCCCCAGACCTGCTGGTTGTAGAGTTAGATATTATTCCTTTTGCATGACATGGAATTGTTTTATAAAAATGCCATTCTTTTTTAATTGCCCCAGTATTTGGATCTTGAGTATCAAACTGTCTGTAAACATCTGCTGTCATTGAAAGAATAGAATCAACTAACCCTAACATTCTTAAATCACTACCATTCCATTCACAACATACGGCTGAAGAAGTTGGTCTGCGTGGGCATTACCAGTGCCCTTGTATGTGTCTGCTGTATATTCAAACTGCCAGTCAAAGGTCTTTACTCCCTTAACATATTTTTGTCTCCAAACAGAATCTTTTTCAAAGTAGTCTCCGATAAGCTGTATGCATGCTTGCTCAACATTGTCAGGAACTGATTCCCAACCAAACTTTCCAGCAACTCTATATCTTACATTCTTTTTAAATGCTCCGCCGTATCCTATATCGTTTACAGTTGGAGGAACCATCCCATTTGCAATATACACTGTATTGTCAACTAAGTTTTGAGTATCAACTCTAATTCCAAATCCTGTTTCTGATACTATAGGAACAGTATTCCAGTTGTTAATATTATTAATGTTATCAATCAAAAGATAGTCCCCAGCATATAGTTCATGCAATTGAGACAACTTAAATGGCAGAGGCAATATGTCTGATCCATTTCCATATGCTACCTGAACATCACTGTAAAGATGAAAGGACTGATTGCAATAATTTTCAATAAGTTTTCTTGCATACTTTTCTGCCATCTGTAGTTGGTGGTAGGTTTTATGCATTGGGTCAGACTGATCTGTACCAAATCCAAGATCCTCTATTACTTCTGCAAAATTAGCATACGGAGTTACAACATCTGTGTAGGATACATGATAAGAGGTTGATCCACTTACTTGATATCTCCATACTAATTTAAACTTTTTGTTTCTATTAGAATAAGAAATAGGCAAAACAATTTGGTATGTTCCAAAATCATTTTCTAGCTTTGTGGCAGTCATTGTTAATAATAATGTGGTCGGATTAATAGAAGGATTAATTGATGGGTCTTCTGTTATATCATAAATATCTACAGATACATTACCATCGGCATCTACAAGTTCGCCTGCCCAAAATATCTTGGTCTTTATTGGTGCATTACTATTTACGTAAATCTCTGCCATTTTTAAGTGGTTTTAGTTGTAGTACTCCTGTACTTCCTTAGGCGTAGCTAATCTAAAACCTTCCTCCCTATCAAAAATTAATTGTGCTGTCTCTTCTTCCATAGCAACAAAGGGGTGTTCCTTTGTAAACGTATGTCCAGCGATGTCGTATCTGAAGTTTGCTCTGGTCATACGGACCAAGACATTGTCTTCATCAATTTTCTTTTTTGAATCAAATTTTGGAAGAATTTCTATTTCGTCCGCATCCTCTTCAATATCTTTAATTGTCTTTTGGTAAACCGACCATGTAACGCCTTCTTCTGTAAAAGCTGCAATTATATCGTTTTTATTTTTTAAGCCTTCTGTATCAACGCCGAAATCTTCTGCGATTTTCTTTAACTCAGATACCTTTAGTGTATCAAATGACATAAAATCTCCTTAGTCTAAGTTATTTAATTATAGCATTAGTCGATTATAATGAAAAGCCCCTAAAATTAATTAGGGGCCTTTCTTATAAGTCTTCTTAATAAATTAAATTATGAAGCGACTTTAACGTTCTTGACAACTACCCAAGCATCTGCCTGTTCGATTTGAACACCAACACGAGTATACATTGTGTACTCAATTGAGTCCTTACGTGGCCAGAAGAATCGGTAAACAGTTACATCACGCTTAACACCAATAACTACGTTATTTGGGAATGTTAAGTGGACGTCTCCGTGTGAACCTGCTGCACCTGAATATGTGCCTGTCTGTGTCTCTGGAAGCAATGGAACTTCAACGATTGGAATACCAAATGCGTATGGGGCTACATAACCTGCTGGACCTCCAAGAACAGGAACATCACCACGGATAATGCCAGAGGCAATATCTTGTGGGGTAGTGTTCTGAATGTTCTGTGAGTTAGAGAACAAGTAATCCTGAATTAGGTTTGAACCTGATAGGAAGCGAAGATCTGTTCTGCGCTGCTTGTACTTACGTGGCATTGCCTTAAGAGCTGAGTTAAATACGCTACGTGTAATTGCGGCACCTGCTGCATCTACTACGTGTGCGCTTGTCTTAGCCTTCTTTACAACTCCATCAAATGCCTTGTATAGGTTATCTGTGGATAGTGATGTATCTCCGTTTAGGACTACATCTTCAATGTCATTACCTGCCTGTGTTGCCATCATGCGTGCAATGTGATCTTCTAGATCTGGTCCTTCAATATTGTCTTCAAGAGACTCTGTTGAAAGTTCCCAGTCTAGGCGAAGCTTCTTTGTTGTAAGAGAGATCTTTGAGAATGTGACAGCAGCGTTTGCACCTGTGTAATCACCTTCTGTAGCGAGCTTCATAAGCTTCTCGCCAACTGACATACGATCAATCTCGGTTGTATCTGATTTCATTCTTACAGTACGTGCGACTTTACCAATTACGGTTGCGTCGAACATATAGTCAAGAAAGCGAGCTGATTGCTCTGGATTTAGTAAACCACCGTTACCATTTTCTGATGCTTCGTGGATACCTGTTCCGCCTGTAGCGGATGCAAATGTGCCTGTGGCAGTTGTGCCTGTAGCAATTGCTTTTTCTAACATTTCGTTACTCATTATATTTTCACCTACCCTATTATCGAATTAAATCTGATACGGTACCGAGGAAAGAACCGTTCCATTTAGATTTTGTTATATTTACTTCCTGAGATCCGCCAAGATCTGAGGACTTCTTAATTGCAGTCTCTGATTCTACTGCATCGACACGCTTTGTAACACCATCAATTGTGTTTTTGATATCTGAAACAGCATTGCTTAATGCTGTGTGTTGTTCTGCCAACTCTGTGATTCTAACTTCGACAGCCTTGCTAAAGCTTTCAACAGTTGACTTAATTTCTGTCACCTGTGCTGCGTTAGATTCTGTAGCCTTAGTAAGAGTTTCTGAGAAAAAGCCTTTTAGATCGCCCATCATCTTTGCAAAATCAGGTTCATCAACCTCAACTTCTGATACATCGGCTGCTTTTTCGAGAGAATCGGCAGAAGCGTCTGCTGCGGGAGCAACATCTACATCAGCAGGTGCTACTTCAGCAACTACTAATGTTTCTTCGGCAATAGCTTCTGGAGCTATCACGCTTTTTTGTACATCTGACACTTCATTACCTCCTTCTACGTTTGCCTGTTTTGCAATTTTTTGTGAATCAGGCAACGGTAATCTTGACTTCTTAAATGAATCAAGAATCTTATCTATTTCGTTTGACTTGTTTACATCTGAACTTTCTACCCAGCCAATTAATGTTGCTGGTTTTCCAGATACTGGTGAATCAAAAGTTTTTTCTGTAGACATAAATACAGAGTCACTTTCTTCACAATAAAAAATATTTTCTGTTACTACTTCTGCTGCCATGCCTTTAAACACTAGCTGGCCATTCATCTTAGATATTGAAAGAACATTACATAATTCATTTGCTGGTGAATCTACTATTGATAATTCCATCAAATCGTAGCCTTTAATAAATCTTACTGTCTGCCCTGTTGACTTGTTAACTTCATCATCTGACTCTGTAATTTTCCCGCCAATTGAAAATCCTGTAAGAGTGCCATCTAAACATTTTTCCCATGTATCATTTGCACCTTTTGATACATATACATCTACATATATTCCGTTAAAAAATTCTTTTGTAATTGAATCGTAATATGTTTCTGGCTTAAAAGAAAGCATTTTGCCAACTGCAAGCGGTGTGTGCATTTCACGAATGTTTCCACGAAAACTTTCAAACGCTTTCATGCTTGCATCGGATGTGACAACGTCACCAGTTTGATCAACATTGTCTAAAGTTGCAAATCCTGAGACTGTTCGCTTCTCACGGTTTACCTTTGTGAAAGGAACCGATAACTGTATATTTTCACCATTGGCAGACCAATGTGACTTTTCAATATTCATATGCTTAATTTTATACTTGTACGCATCAAAAGGCAAATAGTGGTTGAGTAGACTTAGTCGACTTGTCTGCCGTCGCCCTTTGCATTTCTTCCTTCACCAGATTTATCTGGGGAAACAGCACTTCTGTCTTGAGTTCTCTGTCTGCTATTTGTGGCTTGAGCGGTAATTTCAGCGGCTTCCTGAGCTTTTAAATCTACCATTTCGTCTCCACCGTCAACTGGAACCATACCCTTTCTAATTCTTACTTCATTAGGGGTAATTACTTTCATCCTTAAATAACGCTCATCAATTTTAGATTGAGTATCTTCATCTGTAAGAGTAAGCTGATTAAATTTAATTAATAAAGCGTCTGTTTTTTCTTCAATTATTTTATTTAATATTTTTTCCAAAATCATCTGGGCTGGCGCACAGACTTGCTCTCTAAATGTTTTATCGGCATCACGAGCAACCGCTAAATTAACACCCTCTGGGGTTCCCAATTTATTTATTGGAACACGATGGGCAAGCAGGATTTCGTCTCTATTTGCCTGACGGTATTTATTAAATGATGACTCTTGAGTGCTTGCCTCAATAGGCTCCATTTTAAATTCAACTTTTGAGTCTGGGGTATCTGCTGGAAGTGGTACATAAAGAGATCTATGATTTTTGCCCTTTAGTCCAACCTGGAAAAACTCAAGTAATTTTCTTTCTGCTTCTGGAGAAAGCTTTGCGCCTTTTACTGTAATAATATATCTTGGCACAGCTTTATTTTCAAAATAATCTAAATTATATTTAGCGGCAAACTCATTACCAGCTAGTGCATTTGTTGCTGCAACAATATCTGGTATTCCATAATAATTATTTGTAGGCGTGTACTTCTTTAAATGAATAACTTCATTTGGTCGATCTTCTACTCCTGCAATTGGGTTCTCTGTTTCTTTGTCCCCAAAATTTCTAAAGTAAACAGCCTTGCCATAAAGTAGCTGAACAAATCCATCACGGAGTCTACGTACTCTCATTGTCTTTGCTGGAATGTGTCCAATATATCCAATGTTTCCGCTAGTGGTTCTTCCAATTTCAATGTATCCGTTTCCAGTTACTTCATAGTCTGTGTATGCCTTTTTAAGAGTTTCAATAAAGAGCTCTTCCTCGTTTGTTTCGTCTAGCCATACATTTAAATCTTGTCTTAATTTATTTAGCTTCTTACGAGCTCGCTCTAATTGCTTGTCATCTGTTATTGAATCAAACGCCTCATTTGTTTTTCTTGTTTCTACAAAGTCGTAGCCTAAACCAACTATGTTGGCAACCTTTGCATTTACTGCAGAATAGTTGTATGTTGAAAGTTCATATACTCTTGATAAGTAATCTAGGTTATATGGCGGCTCGATTAAATCGAACATTGCGTAACCAGTAATTGCTTGAGCTAGAAGGTTTTGCTGTGTTCCCGTTCCGCCTTGTCCAGTAAATCTTTTTGTAAATTCTCTGTTCATCTTTCTTTTAAACGATGTGCTTAAGCCGCCAACCTTTTTTAATCCCTCTACGTCTATTGTAAATGGATCATTGTTTGTAACAACCTCTTTATTTAAAAGAGCCCAATCCATGGCATTAGATATATTAATATCATTACTAGATGATTCATCGTTTATAAATTCCATTTACTTTAAACCCCTAAGCTTTTTCATTTCATCTTTATGGTTACCAATATCCAGCGGGTCTGGTATTAATCCCCAGTCAAGTCTTTTCTTTTGATATTCAAATTCTTCGTCATCGATTTTTCTGCGCCCTGATAGGAATTTAGGCTGACCCTCATGAATACCATATGAGCGAACTTCTCTAGCAAGGGCGTCCATCTTTGATCTATTTCCCTTTTTTGCGGTAATAGAAAGGAAGTTTCCGTCGTCGTCACCAATCCATCGTCCATCAGGCATCTCCCAAACATATATGCCTAGAGTTGTTTCCTCTTCTAGCATTTTTGTGTTTATTGTTTTAATATCCATAGTATTTTATTTTACCATTCTTTGAAACATAAGTCCAGCTTTTTGTCACACCATTGTACCAAATTAAACGTTTTTTACCACAATCCAGTCATAATCATGTACTTTATAGGCATCTTCTGTTATCGACATTGACGTATCTTCTGATAAAGTAGCTGGCCTTTGAGTATAAAGCCCATAATGGGATATGGCCAGATTTGAAGTAAATGCTGTAGGATAGATAGCTATATTCTTATACAAGTTTCTTGGTCCAGAATTTGACCATGTTCCTCCAGTTACTTTAACATTGAACCATATTTGGCTAGTTGCTGCTGCCGATAAAACAATAACAATATGATATATTTCATCTGGGCTCATAAAGGAATTTACATTAGTAGAAGATGCTCTGTCTACCCCGTTTACATATATAGCAGATATACCAGTTTTTGAAACAACACCCGATGCATTCCATGAATACTGTGACGAGCTGTTGTATAATAAATAATTTGCAGAAAGGGCTATGGGTGTAAAGAACATCTCTATAGTCCGAACATTCATTAGTGTATTAACTGGGAATCCAGATCCATATGGCCTAATGCCATTATTCTTATTTCTTAAAAGAATTGGATAGTCATCTGAGGATAGGTCATAGTCCCACAAAGATAGGTTAGACTCTTCTGGCTCTATATCTTCTCCGTGGTTATCTGCAAATAGTGTCTTACTTGAATAAAAGTTAAAAGAAAGAGAATACAGTTTTGGTAAAAACTTTGATATGTCTGAGCTATCTAAAGTTATTTTAACATAAATAACTCTCTCTGATGAAAAGGAATTATTGCCATATAGATATCCTGGAATTGCCTCTCCATTAACACATTGACTATAATTAATTCCATCTGTACCTATTGCTACTGATACGCCCTTGGTTCCGCTCCACTCAACCTTTGAAGACATTAAAGATATTGCACTTGGTATTGAAAAGATGTCGTATATAATAACTTCATTTAAATCAGTATTAACTGTTATATAGTCTTCAGTATTTTCATAGTATAGCCCATCAGATTGAAACTGATTCCATTTCTTATTATAAGGATAAGAATATGAAAATGTTTTTTTAATACTTTTATCAGATAAGCTAAATAATATTCCGCCGTCTGGCCCAACAATTTGTATTGGGCTAATCCCGTTAAATAAATCAAAGTGTGATCTAATTTTTTCTTGAGGTAAAGCGTATCTGTATACTGCTGGTGCATCGATTATAAATGAATCTGTAATGTTTGCTGTTGGTCCTATTTTAGGCAAAAAGGTTGATGAAGCAAATCTGTATTTTTCATAAAATATAGAACCCGCTCTTTCTCCATTTACAAATAAGCTCATTGATGTTGGAGTGTAGGTTGCACATATATGAAGTGCTTGATCTATTGAAGGCAATCTAAAATCAAGCCTTTTATTTTCTACTCTAAATACCAAGTTGCCGTCTTCATAATAAATTCCGACCTTGCTTGTGTCATCCGCAAAAACTGGAGTTAGTGAGGTAGATAGTATTTTTGAATAAACCCAGCACTCTAATGTAAAATCATTATCTGAAAAATATTTAGTTGCTAGTCCGCCAAATGCGGCGTCGCCATTGTAATCATATGCAATTGGAAGACTAACGTAATTTAAAGTATTAATTAAAGATCCAGAAACTCCGCCTGAAACTAGAGGTAAAATATTTGTGGTAAGGGATCCGCTATATGTTCCATTGTTGCCAGATCCAGATACATCAATTGCGGTTGTGCCCGAAATTTCATCCAAAGGCCAAAAGGCAATCGGGTTATCTTTTATAACCTGTAACTGATAAGACATATATTTATTATACCTTATTGTTAAACCAAAACAAGGGTATCATATACTTGGTTCCAGATGTTACTGGCTTTGGATCGTGATAATATGGCTTATTGGATGGGAAAACTATTAAGCTACCAGCTTCTGGTTTAAATGAAACCCCTTGCTTTGGGAATTCAATCACGCCTCCTTCGTAGTTATCGTTTAAATAAAAAACCATGGAAACTGAAGGGATTAATGTAGTCCTTCCTTCACCTTCATAATCAACATGCGGCCCCATATAGACATCAGTAAGATATTTACTAATAGTGTAGTAGTCTGGCAAGAAGTCTGGGTTAATCCCAGTTTTTTCTTTATAGTCTTTTGCACACTTTTCAACAATACTTTTTATTTTTAAAGATATTAATACTTCTTCGCTATCATTCATATTCCTGCTAGCAGTATTGCTAAATGATCCGCTTTTGACTGATCCATAAATATTATCAGAATTGCTTGCATACCAAATTTTCCATTTTGAAATTGGTGAGTTTTCTAAACATTCATTGTCTAGTCTCTCTATGGTATCTATAAAATTTTTTGGGTCTTCTAATAGACCTGTATAATAAATTATATTATCTGCTATTTTTTTTGAATTCATCATAACTAACTGGTTTATTATCAATCATATAAAGCATTCCGTATGGAGCTTCTTTATCTAATCTTTCTTTTTCCATTTCAGCCCATTTTAATGCGCCATAATACTTTTGTTTTGTTAGCCAATCTTTAGATCCGTCTGCTTCATACACAATAAAGTTTCTAATAAAATATTTCTGGCCATTTTTAATTGTTTTTACTCCATGAAAATAAGGAAGACTTGAAGGGAAAACTAATATGTCTCCTGCTTTTGGCTTATGGTTTATAAATTTGCCATTAACAAAGAACTCGATGTCTCCTCCATCATAATCATCATTTATATATGTTGTACATGTAAGAAAGAATTTTTTACCAGGCATGTCTCTTTCTGATAATACGAAGTCGGTGTGATACTGCATTGCTAAATTGTTTTCTAATACGTCTAAATCTTTTTTATATTTAGAAAAAGAAGAACTCATTAACTCTGCTCCTGTAGGCAACTCTATGTCGTGCCTAGTTAAGTAATCATTAATTGCTAAATTGTAAGCTTCATAAACTCTATCTGATAAATATTTTTCTTTATCGTATTTTTCTCCGAGCTCTCTTGGTTCGTTTGGATCGTGTTTTTGCTGTGAATATGTTCCAAAGTGGGACCACTGTGTCCAGGGCCTTAAGTAGTATCTTCCTTCAGCTGACTCTTCAGACTCTTTCATTATTTGATATAGCTCTTCAGCGTCTGGAAGTAAACCTCTGTATACATCGACATTTGGATATAGCTCTTCATAGTGCATATTGATTTCCATTTTATTCATCTACCTTACCCTTGTATGTTAGTGTTATTCCACGTTCACGATCTTCTCGCCATTCTTTGTATAGTATTTCTTGATCTGCCCTTACTCCCTTAAGTTCGTCTGCCCAGGCCTGCTCTTGTTCTGGTGTATAAACTGCATCTGCTCTATCCCAGAAAGATCCTACTGTGTATCTTGTTCCTCCATGTACTGTAGCAACTTCATGTTCGTTTCCAAAACCTCCGTCAAACACGGCAATCATTCCTACTTCTGGTTTTATGCTAATGTCATAATTTTTCCAGTTAAGCCTACCGCCTGTAAAATCATCATTTAAATACATAAATGCCGCAAATTTACTTCTTACAAACGCTGTTGGATTGCCATGCTCATCAGAATTATCTGAATGAAAACCAGCAAAGGCTCCGTCTATCCATTTTTGTGCGTGATAACTAATTTCTTTTAAATCTGTACCTAAAAGCTCTTCACACAATAATTTAATTTTACTTTTTAATTTATTAAAATAGTCTGCAGGCAAATCAAATTTTAATAAATCTGGATCTGATTCCCAGAACCCCATAGCATAGGACTCATAAAAAGAAATCTGATTCCATTTTAATTTATTTGATTCTACTAAAAATTCAAAATACTTTATAATTTTGTCGCACTCTTCTTTATTTAAAAAATTTTTAACTGCAAAGGTGTCGTCTTTATATTTAATTATTTCCATTAGTTTCTTCCTTTTCTAATTTTGTTACGGTCCAGAAAAATGGGCAGGTATATCTTGTTCCTTCTGTTACTACATTTACTCCGTGTATGTAATTCATATCTCCAGGGAAAAAATATGCCCCTCTAGCTTTTGTTTTAAATGTCACGTTCTGTTTTGGGAAATATAGCTCTCCTCCAACATAGTCCTCGTTTAAATAAAAAACCGTTCCTATATCATACCAGGGGAACTCGTTTGCAGTTCCAGCATCTGGGCCTTCATGAAGCTCTTTATCTGCGTGAGGGAATTGCATTGCTCCTACTGGCCATCTTACAATTGCTGGATGAGTTGGCCAAGCCTCCACATTAAAAAAGGATTCAATTTGATCTTTTAATCTTAGTATAACTTTGTTTAATATTTCAATAACTTCTGGATCAACTTTTTCTAAAGTTTTTAAAGTAGCGACTCTATTTTCCCAAACTCTATGGTCATATATTATATTTCCATTTTCGTTCCATTGTGATTCTGTTATGTCCCAGTGCTTATTGTTTTTTGCAAAATTTAGTAGGTAGGACTGTTCTTCCTCTGTTAAAAAATTTTCTAATTCTACTATGTTCTCTTTAGAATCCCCAAAGTAGCCAGACGGAGTAATTGATTTTCTAGAGTACCTTACTCTTTCTCCAATGTCATTATTTAAATTTTGCACATTTTCTCCTATTCGTACTTCTTTTTAAACCAGGTATGTTTTTTATACTCTCCGCCATCTTTGGTTCTGTATAAATTAGCCTGATTATTATGTCTTTCCAATATTTCAGTATAGCTGTAAAACTTTAAATCCATTTTCCAATCTTCTCTTTTAAATGGAATTATTTGAAGGTATGGAGTACCAGACGGGATAACTCCTTCAAAATCTTTTCTTAAAAAAAATGGTATTAATCCTGGCGTATTCATCTTGTCATTATCAATTATACCAGCAGTAGTTATAAATGGTAAATCAAATCTATTTATTGGACTTAAGTATATTGCACTGTATCCATCTGGAACCTCTGGGGCCCAATTTGGATACCAATGAAAATGATTTTCTGAATACCCTTCTGGAACAAAAAAATTAGGCATTGGTTGTCTTGAATCACAAAAATCTTCAAACCCCTGCTCTGTTTTAACTACAGTTATTCCTTCTCCATTTTTATAAAATGTTAAATCGCATGGAGTTGTATAAATATATCCAGAAGTAAATATGTCTAAAAGAGCTGGGCATGCTTTAAAGCTTAGCATTTTTCCACCCTCATTATTTAAATAGTATTCTCCATTGGATAAATTTTTTTCATATCTATCAGCAGAAGAATACCACTTAGGAACTAATGTTTTTGCTAAAGATGGGTGATATTTATCTGAAACCTTATTGTAAAGCCTGTTGGCATGAAAAGTTATCTTATTCATTTTCTCTATTTACTTTAAGCCTTATTGTTTTTAATGGATGCTTTCCAACTGAGTTGCCTAAATGATCTACCGCATTTCTATAAAAATCAGTCCAATTGTTGCTTAAAATTATCTCTCTTTGTTTTTTAATATAATCTTCCCCTTTATATGGAAGAGCTGCCATTTTGCTAGGATGTTCAAAATTAATTTCTGAATTGTTTAAAGAATTTAGATCTATTGGAATTATTGAAAATATTTGAGTATTGGCTTTAATTGTAATTGGGACAAAGGGCTTTGTTACTTTTACAACGCATGGCAGTTCGCCAGAATAAAATGAAGTGCTTATAATACTTGAAAATCCATACATTCCATCTATAAATTGATTAGGAGCTGGTGTTTGTAACATAGAGATAGACTCATCTGTTTTAAAAGTTATTCCTGTATGAAAACTAACTGTTGCGTTCCCTCTATCTGGATATGCATATTTTTCTCCAGCTAATATTTTTATGTGGTGTGGGTCGGCATTGTTTACTCCATCCCAAACAAATGTTATGTCTTCTGGAAAAGATATTCCCCAACCCATTGTGTTGGTAATGCTTACTGGGAAACATCTGTATGCGTGCCTATTTGCTGTTTGCTCCATCCAATCTCTTTTCGTAGAAAGCTGCTCTAAATTGCATGGGTGCTCTGATGTGGTGTAAGCAGTAATATTAAACATAGTTTTGTGTATATCTTTTTTCAATTTCACGGTAATCAGGCGTATGCGGTGCTTCTAAATAATCAAGCATAGTAACTATTGAGTATTTTATTCCGCTTGTAACTGGCAAAGCTGCGTGTGAGTAAATATATGAAGATGGGAATAAGTAAAGGTCGCCAGCTTTTGGCTTAATCTTTAGGTTAATTTTATCAAAGAAAAGCTCGCCACCTTCGTAGTCATCGTTTATGTATCCAACTGAAGATAGTACGCATATGTAAGAATACCCATGATCTGAATGAACGTCGAAATGCTGATCTGCTCCATATTTAACAAAATTAAAGGATTCCCAGTAATTTAAAGGTGCCAGACCAAACATGTTTCTATAGTTTTCAACTGGTGCTAACTGTGCTTGCTTTGCATCTTCCCAGATAGATTCTAATTTTAAAGTAGCATTACTTTTGCCTTTTGGGTCATCAGTATTTTTTTTAATTTTAAAATCATAACAATCTCTATATTTTTTATCTAGGTCTCCATAGCCTGTCATTGCCTGCTTCCATTTGAGCTCTGAAGCATTTTCTGCTAATGTTCCTTCAAGTCTGTCTATTAGGTTCATTTCTTTTTTAAATACATCTCGATAAACTATTACTCCTGGATATAAGTATTCAGCATTTGATAACATTTAAGATCCTCCGTGATATTTATTATTATAATCTAGCATTGTTACTAAAGAATATTTTGTTCCGTCTTTTACTGGCATTGCTTTATGTGAATAAATGTATGAAGAAGGGAAAAGAATTAAAGATCCAGGCTTTGGTTTAATAAATAAATTAAAATGTGGAAAAAACAATTCTCCCCCAGTATAATTATTATTTAGATATCCTACAGCAGAAAGAGTAGAGACATAAGACTCTCCATGATCTGAATGCTCAGAAAAATGTTGTCCTTCTCCATACTTAACAAAATTAAAGGCCTCTATGTAATTTAATTTAATCTTAAATTTATTACAATATTCTTCTATTGCTGGCTGCATTGAATCCATGCAGTCATCCCAAACTTTATCCATCTTTAGCCAGTGTTCATTTTTATTAAAAGAAACTATTTCTTTTTTAAATTTAAAATCATAGCAGTCTCTATAGCTTAAAAGCAAATCTCTATAACTTTCTGATGCAGCAGCTTGCTTCCAAATATACGAGTTATTTTTATCTTTTAATATTTCTTCTAGGCGATTAACTATACCCAAGGCTTCTGGAAAAATATTTTCATATTCCCATATACCTTGGGCTAGCTGTTTAAAGTTTGTTTTCATTATTTCCGTTCTTTTTAAATACAATACTATTATAGTATCATATTTTTATAAAGAATACAATATTAAATTGTATTGTCGAAAGATAAAGTTTTTTCTGTAAAGTAGAATGGATAAGGGGTTAGTTCTAAGCTATATACATAAAACAAGCCTTTCTTTTCCGCAATTGTTTCTACTGGAACAAACGACTTTGATTCTTGTGAATATATCATGTCAGAAGAAATTATTTCTTCGGCATTTAATATTAAAACATTGTCATTTCTTTTTACTACCATAGAGTGAGATTTTGTTAAAAATTCATTATTAATAACAATTGCTTCTTCTTTTTGGTGAATAGTTATATTTTTAATTGTAGATACAACAATATTTGAATCATTAATATCTTCTTCTGAAACAATCATTTCTGAAGGGTTCATGGTGTAGTTTGGATCATTAAATTTTTCTGTAATTGAATTAATATTTAATGAAATAACTTCATTTCCAGCTACTAGATTTTCTGCTCTAACTAATCCGTCTACTGTTTTTACAAGGGTCTCAGGACCGACAGAGAATGGAGGTGGGAAGAAGAATCTTGGAGGCGAAAAGAATCTTGGAGGCGAAAAGAATCCTGGAGGGCCAAAGAATCTTGGTGGTGCAAAGAATCCTGGAGGCGCAAAGAATCTTGGTGGTGCAAAGAATCCTGGAGGGCCAAAGAATCTTGGTGGTGCAAAGAATCCTGGGGGGCCAAAGAATGCTGGTGGTGAAAAGAATGCTGGTGGTGAAAAGAATGCTGGTGGACCAAAGAATACTGGTGGCGCAAAGAATGTTGTTATCGGTCCAAAGGTAGCAGATAGGCCTTCACCATTAGCATTTGTTAAGAAAACTGAGTAACTTTGTGCTGTACCAGGCTCTTGTGTAATTGTGAGTGGGCTTGCTCCAGTACCAGATTTAGAATCTGTTGACGTATATCTACGAGAAGTAATTGATTTACCTCCAGTTTGGCCTTCTGCCCAAGTTAGAACATCCTGGCCATTCACTGATGATGTAACTGATCCAGAAGTTGGTGCACCTGGTACAGTTGTAACAGTTACTGCAGCAGATGCGGTTGAAGCTGGTGATATTCCTGCTGCATTTGTTGCTCTTACTGTAAATGTTGGTGTAGCTCCAGAAGCAAATCCCGTTACAACAATTGGAGAAGATGATCCAGTTACCGCTGTTCCTGAGCTTGGTGTTACCGTAAAAGATGTAGCAGCGGGAGAAAGAGCTGGTAAAGAAAATGCTACGGAAACTGCACCATCTACATACGATCTATTTGTTCCAACATCTGTGCCAACAACGTTTATTGGTGCTAGTGGCTCTAGAAAGTCATTGGATGCCGCTGACCTTCCACCTATATTTTTATTTACTGCCATTTATTTTCTCCTTTTCATATTAAATGTTTATGCTGTTAAGTCGCCGTAAACAACCCATGTATCTGTTGCTCTCTTGAAAAGAGTAACTCCAGACCATTGTGTACGTAACTTCAAACCTGGTGTTCCATTAACTGTTACTCCTCCAGCACCTGCAATTGTAACCTGCCCTGCGCCTGTCTGTAGAATATCAATTGATGTTCCTACTGGCCAAGCAACCGTTGCATTTGTTGGAACTGTTAAAGTGAGTGCTGATGCTGATCCCATTTCAATCATGGAATCTCTTTCTGTTAGAGCTGAAAGTGTGTATGAAGCAGTTTTTTGAATAATGGGTGTCCGTGACTGAACGCCTTCCTTTGTTTGTGTTCCGTCTGTAAATGCTACACCTGAAGCAGAGGCTGTAATTAATCCTGATGCTGTAAGTGCTGCTACGTTATTTGTACCAGTAAATGTTGGTGATGCAAGTGGAGCAAATCCTGAAATGCTTGCACCTGCAGGAATTGTTACTGTTCCAGTAAATGTAGGTGAAGCAATTGGGGCTTTTAGTGCAATTGAAGTTGTTAGTGTTGTAGATAAGTTTGCATCATTTCCAAGAGCAGTTGCAATTTCTCCAAGAGTATCAAGAGTTGCTCCTGCACTATTTACAAGTGCTGCAACTTCTCCACGAACATAAGCAGTTGTTGCAACCTGTGTTGTATTAGTTGCTGCTGCTGCTGTTGGAGCAGTTGGTACACCAGTAAGTGCTGGTGAATCAAGTGGTGCCTTAAGAGCAACATTTGCTACTGTTTCTTTAAGGTCAAGTGCTGTCTGTGCAGCAGTTGAAACTGGTTTATTTGCATCTGAAGTATTATCAACATTTGCAAGTCCTACTGAAGACTTTGTAAGTGCTGCTACTGCAGTTGAAACCTTTGTATCTGCTGCTGTTCCAGCAGCTGCAATTGCTTCTGATTTTGCTGTTGCAACTGTTGTCGCTGTGGCAAGAACTGAGGTGTCTGCAATTCCGTGAACTGCAGTTGTATCAGCAGAGTGTGTGCCAATTGCTGTGTTTCTATCATTAACCTCTGTGCCAATTGCTGTTGAAATTGCTGTATTTCTATCTGTTACTTCAGTACCAATTGCTGTTGAAATTTTTGTGTCTACTGCAGTAGATGTAATCAATGCAGCTGTATCTACAATTCCATGTACGTTTGTTGTGTCTAGATTGTGAGTATTAATGTCTGCCTGATAAGCTATAAGTGAAGTGTCTGCAATTCCGTGAACTGCTGTTGTATCTAGCCTGTGTGCCTCAATAGCATCACCTGCAGCTACGCCTGCAGTTGAAATTGCTGCGGCTTCTGCTGCATCTGCCATTTCAATTGCTTTATCAGTTGCATAAGTTTCATATGCTGTTGTTAATGTAGTTGCACTAGAAGTAATTTGTCCATCTACGTATGATTTGCTTGTAGCATCTCCGACATTTGTTGGTGTTGGTAGATTTGTAACTTTGTTAGTTCCACCCATGCTTAGGTTTCCCGACATTGTTCCGCCTGCTAGTGGAAGCTTTGTTGCGATTGAATTAGTTATTGTTGTTGAAAATGCTGCATCATCTCCTAGGGCAGCGGCTAACTCATTTAAAGTATTTAATGTTGCTGGAGCTGCTTCTACCAAATCAGATATTGCTGTATCTACATAAGATTTTGTAGCTGCATCTAGATTTCCTGTAGGAGTTGCTAATCCAACAATTTTAAATCCATTTGCTGATAAATCTGTTCCTAATGTTTTATTTGATACGGTTGATGCTGATGTTGTTGTTAAAAGCAAAGCTGTATCTGCAATTCCATGTACATCTGTTTGATCAGCGCTGTGTGTTGAAACTGCTGTATCTGCATATGTCTTAGTTGCAACTGTTGAATCAATGTCAATGGTTATTGTTCCATTTGCATCATCGTATGTCTTGTCTAAACCTGTTCCAGCTAACAATGCTGCTTCTACTGTATCTACTACAGCTTCTGAACCTACTAGTGCCTGCCAGTTTCCATTTACTGTTGCTGGTGATGTGGCAAGTACATACGACTGTCCGCTGTCTGTTTGGATAGCAATGTCTCCAACCTGAGCAGTTAAGGCAAGTCTTGCTGCCTGGTTTGCTGCTGAAGCAACTGTTACTTTTGAAAGTGGTGGTAATTGAGATACATTTAATAATCCACTTGAATCAAGTGTAGCAACACCTGAAGGTGTTCCAAATTGTGATAAGGGAATGTAGTCTCCCAATGAAGACTCTAGAATGTATGGAAGGTTACCAAACTTAGCTGAACCATTTCCTACTTTAAATGTATTTTCGTCTGTTACAAAACCGACTTCTCCTGCTGCTAGGATTACACCAGCGCCAATTGCGTCTGCTGTAGCCCATTCTGTTGATGTACCTCTTCTAAGCTGAATTCTTACTGTTGACATTTTTGCCACCCCTTATTTATTTTATATTTGCTATTATAGCATTATTAACTTGCAAAACCAATTAAATCTCACCTGAGTCAAAGTACATGTCCCATGAAGTTGACGTTGGTGATCCTCCATCAGCATATTTACTTGATCCAGATGGAGTAACTCCATTAGCTTGAATAATATATGTTGGTTGACCGTCATAGTCAATTGCCAAGCCAATATCCATAAAGCTAATTGCTTGAGTTGTATCTGGGATCTCAGAATTAAATGCAATTGGAACCCAAGTGCCATTTAATTCAAGTTGTAGTTTATTTGTTACTGTATCAAATCTAAGGGGTGTCGTTCCCAAAACAACGTTGGAACTAAATGTTGCTGGTCCAGCTACATTTAATCCATTTTTTACTCTAAAGTTTTTATCTACTGTTGCCATTTAAGTTCACATATCCCCTAATTTTTTGTGGGGGATTTTTAAGGAATCCCCCTAAACCTTTATTTAACTATTTAATTAATGTTCCAACAACAATAACTTCAGTGTTACCATTTGCTGGCGTTACTCTAATTCTTACATCTGATCCAGAATAATCTGCTGTTACTGCAGCTAGCTCTGTTCCGTTTGAATATGTAATTCCATATTCAGAAACTGCTACGTTGTTTGAAGTATCAAGCGTTACAACTAGGTCTGAAACCTGAGTGTGTACGCCATTCTTTACTTTAACTACAAACTTAGCGCTTCTATAGTCTGCTGCTACCCATGATATGGCTGTTGTTGCTGCTGCAGTTACAATATTTCCAGTTGTTGCTGCAACTTGCTTAGCAACTGAGTTGTAATTAATTGCCGTGAATGATGTAGTTCCATTTTGCTGTGCTGTATTTGCTGCTGCTGCTGTTGCTTCTGCTGCTGCCTGGGCTGCGTCTGCCTTTGTAGTAGCATCTGATGCTGCTGCAGATATTGCTTCTGATTTAGCGGTTGCTACATTTGCTGTAGTTGCAAGAAGGGCGGTGTTTGCAATTCCATGAACGTTTGTTGTATCTGATTCATGTGAAGAAAGTGCTGCTGCTGCTGTTGCTTCTGCTGCTGCCTGGGCTGCGTTAGCCTTTGTAGTAGCATCTGTTGCGGCTGCTGACTGTGCTGCGTTAGCCTTAGTTGTAGCATCTGTTGCGGCTGCTGACTGAGCTGCGTTAGCCTTAGTTGTAGCATCTGATGCTGCAGTTGCTTCTGCGGCTGTTTGAGCTGCGTCTGCCTCAGCCTTGGCAAATGCTGTAGTTGCAATCTGAGTTGTATCAGTATTTGCTGCTGCAGTAGGTGCTGTTGGTACGCCAGTAAGTGCTGGTGAAGCTAAAGGAGCTTTTGTTCCAAGAGCTGTTGTAATAGTTGTTGCATAGTTTTCATCGTCTGCAATTGCTGCTGCAATTTCATTTAATGTATTAAGAAGTGATGGAGCTCCATCTACTACTGCTGAAACTGCACTTGATATTGCTGTATTACGATTTGAAACTTCTGTTGATATTGCTGCAGAAATTGCTGATGTTGAAGCTGTTGCTGCATCTGCAATTGCTTCTGACTTAGCAGTTGCTACGTTTGCAGTAGTTGCTAGAAGTGAAGTATCTGCAATACCATGAATGCTTGTTGTGTCAGCGCTATGTGTTGAAAGAGCTGATGCTGCGGTTGCTTCTGCTGCTGCCTGGGCTGCGTTAGCCTTTGTAGTAGCATCTGTTGCGGCTGCTGACTGTGCTGCGTTAGCCTTAGTTGTAGCATCTGTTGCGGCTGCTGACTGTGCTGCGTTAGCCTTAGTTGTAGCATCTGTTGCTGCTGCTGAAATTGCTGCTGCTTGTGCTGCATTAGCCTTTGTAGTAGCATCTGTTGCTGCAGTTGAAACTGACGCTGCATCACCTGAAACTCTAAGTGATGCTTCTGCTGCTACTTTACTTGTAGCATCTGATGCTGCGGTTGCTTCTGCTGCTGACTGAGCTGCGTTAGCCTTTGTAGTAGCATCTGTTGCTGCTGCTGCTTGTGCTGCGTTAGCCTTTGTAGTAGCATCTGTTGCTGCTGCTGACTGAGCTGCTGCTGCTGCACCTGATGCATCAAATACGCCAGACTTTACAGATAATTTTCCAGCACCACTAACTTCAAGTTGTGTTGCTTCTACGGATTTTACAAGAGTGGCGCCGCCAACAAGGTTGAGTATATAAGCATCCCCGCCTGTTTCTGTAAGTATATTTTGACCATTGATTGTGCCTGTAGCACCCTCAACAATAAGTCCTTGTTTAATTCTAAAATTCTTATTTACTGTTGCCATTGATATGACTCCTCTTATTGCTTATTTTTTAATTGCTGTTCTGTAATATCTAGCTGTTACCGCAGTAGTTACAGGCCTAATCTTAAAACTAATTATACCTGAACTTTCTTCAAATGTATAAGTAAACAAGTTACTATCTGTATTTGAGATGATATTGGACTCAGCAACGCTTATGTTGGTTCCGTCGTTTAGCACCATTAGCTCTGAAGAGTATACAGAAGACCCTCTTGTTATTTGAATTGTGTATTTTACTGTCCCGTATACAGTTTTTGTAAATGTATCTAGTACTGTTGAGTTTTCTATATCACAAACTGTTGCAGAAACATCATTGTTTCCGTCTAGTCCAAGAATCTCTGTGGTGGCTGCACTACTTGAGCTTAGGCTAGCAATTTGATCTTCTACTGAAGAAACTTTGTAGTCTAATGAATTTGGGTCTGCTGATCCATCTTTTCCAACTTTGGTCTGCAAAGCTTCAATAGAATCATTTGCATTTGCATGTTGCTGCGAATGAGATGGTGATGATAGTGTGCTTGTAGATGTAGGGTTTGTTAATACATCTAGATTTGCTGGGAATGATGTTGCCATTTTGCCTCCAGGCAGTGTTGCATGTTATCTAATTATACCGCATTTTATTTATATTTCGCCGCCATCAAATAAAGTTAATTCAAATAATGTAGGCGTTGCATCTTGTGCTGAAGAGGGTGTTCCACCTTCAATAGAATTAATTATTGGAAGCTCTTCAATTACTGTAGCAGGATTTTCATTATTAATTTCTTTAAATGTTATTGGGTTTTGTATATCAATTGTATGAACTTCTCCATCGTATGTATGAGTGTGCATGTAAAATGGAGTTGGATCTGTATTGGATGCTATTGTTACCCAAACAGTGCCATTGTGAATTTTTAAGGCTTTGTCTGTTGTATTAAAGAACACATCACCTGCCGACCCAGAAGGGTCGGCGGTAAGTGTAGTTAAATTAAGTAAAGACTTAAATTTTCTTGACATTTTATCCTACAATAACAACTCTGTATTCACCAGCTGTTGGAGCTGATGCAAATTTAACAGTTACTACTGAATCAGATGTATGTTGTACATCTGCTTCTATTTGATTATAATCTGCATTAGTTTCAAATATTTGTACTGTAAGATCTTTTGTTCCTAGATTGTGTGTTACTGTATATGATATTGCATATCCATCACCAATTGTTGTTGCATACTTTCTTGCAATATTATGATAATTACCACCAACCTGGCCAATCTGCCATACGTCAGACGTCTCATTCCAAAGAATTTCAGCATCTGCTTCGTTGCCACGCTCTACAAGAATTCCAGCATCTGCTGTTGGAGTTCCTGTTGCATTGCTATTAAGCTTAACCTTATTATCTTCAATGTTAATCTGTGTAGTATTTACAGAGTTTACTGTTCCTATTACATTAAGGTTTCCACCTACCTGCAAATTTCCAGTAATTTCAACATTGTTTGGTAATCCAATTGTGACTGCTGATGTTTCTGAGCCTGAGCCAGTAACTTCAATTTCATTTGCTGTTCCAGCAATTGTTGCTACATAATTTCCAGTTGTATCTGTTCCTAATTCAACAGAGTTTGGCTGTACTGTAGTTGTAATTGTTACATCGCCAAGATTTGTCATTGTTGCAGAACCAGTTACATCCCCTGAAAGAGTGATTACTGGGTCTTTATTAAGAGATACAGCGCCTGCTGTAACTGTAAAGTCGGTTGAGCTAAATGAAGCAACACCCTTGTTTGTGTATGTTGCATCTTCTGCAGAAACTGTAATTGTATTATTTGTTACGGCTACATCAATTCCTTCTCCTCCAGATACGGTTAGTGTATCTGAAAGTAGGTCTACTGTATCTGTTCCAGTATCACCAGCTATTGAAAGATTTGTTGCTACGTCTACTGTTCCTGCTGCAGTTATACGACCTTGAGCATCAACTGTAAATGTAGGAATTGCTGTTGTCGATCCGTATGATCCAGGTGTTACTGCTGTGTTATCTAAATCTATTGTTGTTGTACCTGCTGCATCACTATATGTTGCTGTAAGTCCTGTGCCACCTAATACAGATGAACCAATTAGGTCTTGAATTACTTCTGTAGATCCAGATGCTGGAATCCAGTCTGTTCCATTATAGAAATACAAAACGTTTGCAACGTTATTGTAGTAAATTTGACCAGAGACTGGACTTGATGGTGCTGATCCTAAATTTTGAATTCTTGCATTTAGCAGCTCATTCTTATTAAGGTCTAAGCTGACCGCATATTTTCTTGCCATTTCTTCTTCTCCCTTTTAAGACAGATGTGCTGTCCCTGAAAATGGTTGAGCCATTGTCAGTGTTATTTGATTTATATTATTGTAGTCTATACCAGTTTCTAGTATATCCCCTGCGCTTGTTTTTACTGTTACGTTTGGATAAAACCCTAAATTGTGTAATACTATTACGCTATACGTATTATTGATAGGGCCTGTAACTTGTGATAGTTCCCACGAGTATCTAAATGAGTAATCTGTAGGTGGGTTATTTAAAAGATAGTTTTGTGCACCAGCCCAAGTTTCATCACTTGGTTTTGGTCCATAAAATCTTGTTGTAAGAACATCATAATAAAAATCTCCAATTAACCCAAGGTTATTTGAAGGAAGTCCTGAGCCATTTAAAATGGTTCTTCCTCTTGGTCCTTGTGGACCAGGAGATGAAATTATTACTTTATTTTTGGTTTCTTTTACTATTACTTTTTCAGCCATCAGATGGTAACCGATCTACTGAGCGTCATAAAACCCTCAAGGAGTTTTATTTTATTCCCATTAGAATCGATTATCATAATGTCATAAGAAGATTTTGGATAGAACAGTTTATTTGTTTGGGTTGGTGTCATTTTTACAGATAACTTTCCCTGAGGACCATTTATTGTAATCCCGCCGCTTGGTGAAGTTAATGTAAAAGCTAACTTCGATCCACCTTGGGTGTCACGAACCTGCATCTTTGCAGATGCACCAGTAATATCAATAGGCGTTACTTCATCTTCTAAAGTGTATTGAACTTCAAAAATGAATGTAGCATTTTGATCTACTTCAAAGTTTTTTGATACTGCCATTTGCCATAGTCTCCTAAATAGGAATACTCCTGTACCAATTTTAGCACAGGAGTATTTCTAATTGACTAATTACTTAGCTTCGTTTGTAAAACCAAAATCTTTATTGCTTGGACTTAGAGCCTTTAGGATGACTGGTGCAACTGCAGCAAATCCGCCCATCAGAAGATCTCTTGGGCTGGTATTTCCAGTCATGTATAAAGCAATAGCTGCTGAAAGAAATGCACGTGCATAAGTTCCAAGCGCTGCTAAAATTTGTTCTGTCATTTGTATTTTCCCATCCTTGTTTAAATCCGATTTATTGAATTTAGCCATTTTATCATCTCCATTTTGGGCAGTATGCCCAGAATTTTGGGTTTCCCCAATCCTATTATTCTACCACTATGCAGATATATCTACAAGCTCGCAGTTTCCATCTGAGCTACATGCTAATGTTGCACTTGGTGAAGTTCCATCTTCTGTTTCATAAAAAGATAGATCTTCCCAGCGTATGTTCTTTGGCATTTTTGCAACTAAAGACTCGTATTCTTCTTTTGAAACTTCTTGATATGGGGCTTGCTTGTAAGAGTGGTCTGAGTGAGGTAGGAATGATATGCCAGACACCTCATCAAAATTCTTATAGACCCAGGCTCCAACTTCCATCCATTCTTCTTCTTTTACTGAAACTGTAATAGATGGCTTATGCTCGCACCATGCACGTTGATATACTAGCCATATATTTAAATGCTCAATTGCTGATAAATCATTTCTTACTATTGCGCCGTCTGGTGCTTTTACTGGAAATGAAAAAACATACGTATCATTTGGCTTCATAACATCATCTTCAACTGGTATTCCAACTTCTTTTAAAAATGTAGAAATTGGATCACCTTTTGAACCACGAACTGTTCTAATGTAATATGGGGAGTGCCATGGGTGCATGCCAGAAGACACTCCTACCAATTGAGAAACGGTTCCAGAAGGCTTTACGCAAGTAATAGCGGCGGACTCTGGAATACCAATTTGATCAGCCTCTTCTTTATTTGCTTCTCTTGCTTTTTCACGAAGAGACATTAAAAATGCTTCTAGGGATATAATATCTTCTTTTCCAGACATAAACTTATGTCCGAATTGTCCAGTTAATGAAACACCTAATAATCTTTCTTCTTCTGTGTTGTCTTTCCAAATTTTACGCAAGTATTTAAAATCTGTTAAAGTAGACTGCCATGTACCCAGTATGGTTGCAAGCTTTACTTTTCTTTCAATATCTTTTTTTGTATCATTTTCACGTATTACAACTTCTGATAGATTACAGAATTGATAAGGACGCAAAATGATCTCTGAACATGGATTAGTTCCGTAATGTATGTCTGAATCTCGTCTGCCAAATTTTGCTGCCTGCGCTTGAGCTGCCGCAACATTATAAATGCCACGCTCTCCAGATTTTGAATCGTAAAGAGATTTCCATTCTGCAATAAATTGTTCCATTTGTGGTTTTCTAGAATATGCAACGGAATTGTTTGATAAGGCACGCTGTGGGCTCTGTTCCCACCAATTACCTGATTTTGCTTGTGCCATTTCAATATCATTAATATTAGACAATGATATCATTGCTGATCTTCGGACTCCTCCAACAACTACAACTTCGCCAATCTTGCACATTATGTCATGACACTCTATTGGCTTAAGATTTCTTCCTGCTGCACTCTTAAATTTTGCAATAGTAAAATCAAAAAGATTTATGAGTGGTTGTGGACCAGATGACCTTCCTCCCATGGTTTTAAGCCTTGCGCCTGAGGGTCTAACTTTTGAAACATCAATTGCTGGTATATGTCCAGTCCAAAGCAATGCAAGAAGTTCACGGTACGCCTTTGCCCAGCCTTGTTTTGAATCTTCAACAACAATAACAGTATCTGATTTTTCAAGTTTTTCTGGTACGGCTGGAAGTTTATTAATATACTTATATTCAACTGAAAAACCAACACCAGTTCCACACATTAAGACATACATTGTTTCATCAAAGCTGCGTGGCGAGTCAACTGGAAGGAAAGCGCAGTTGTATCCAGCAACGTTGTCTCTTTCTAAAGCTGCTCCAGAAGTCATTACAGATCTCATAGATGGCATTACATTTCGTTCAAAAACAAACTCTTTTAATTCCGCAACAAGCTTTTCATTTGGAATGTAATTATAATTTTCTTTTAAATGATTAGTCATAAAGCTAAAATATCTATCTACTGTTTCTCCCCAAGTTTCTCTACGACCTTCTGCTTCTACCCATTTTGCATATCTAGATAAAGCAATAAAGTTTTCATAGGGATTTGCAATAGTTTGTAACATTTGTTATACGACCTTTTCTCCGCCTTGCGGTTTAAATTTTATATGAAATCCTAGTGTATCAAACTTTTTTTAAAGGGGGAAGGGATTAGAAAATTTTTTAAAAATTGGTTCAAAGGCATTAGCAGTCAACTGATTCCATCTATACTCTTCATGTATCTTAGTTGCTTGAGAGTAGTAATAACCAGAGTAAGCATTAAAGTTTAAAGACACTTCTCTCATAAGCTCAAGTAGATGTTGACGGTTTGGCTCAAACACTTTGCCTTCATGTGGAAATGGCCAGGGGGAATCTATTAGTTCAGATTTTAATTTTAATGGACCTAAATATTTTTTATAATGTGCCCAAGAAGATGTACAAATTGTTGGCATTCCTGTTGCTAGTGCTTGAAGAGGAATAAATCCAAATCCTTCTCCATAACTAGGATAAACTAAAACATCGTGATTGTGATAAAGATTAATTAGTTCTTCTTCATTTAAATTATCAGTTACAACATTTACATTGCTATACATATTTTGAGGAAGCCCTATTATATTTTTATCCATATAGTTATTATAGACTCTAGTGGTATTTGCTCCGTAAGCCTTTATAGTTAAAGAATATTTAGGATCATTTCCAAACAATGATAGGAATGCATCTAATACCATCTGCCCAGCTTTTCTTGGAGCGGGCTCTCCAATATGCAAAAATTTAATTACACCGTCATCAATTCTTTTTTTAGGAGACCAAGCAGCAGAAACACCATGTGGAAAAACTTTAATATCAGAATATCCATTTGATTCAAAAACATTTGCACACCAGTCTGAGGTTGTCCATATTTCATCTACAAGATCTAAATTTGATTTCCATGAAGAAGGAATTACAGTTGACTCCCATGGGGTATATGATATTTGATATTGTTTTCTATGCATTTTAAAATGATCTGGTTGAGAAAAATTTAGCTGTACTGGTGCTTTTGAATTTTGAAAAGGAACTGTATGTCCTAGGTTAGTTAATGATTTAACTATGTTTAATCCAGCATAACCGTAGCCATTATTATTTTTCATATTAATAGTTGGCGTCGAAAACGATATTTGCATAAATCCTTCCTAGTTGACTGGCTTGACACTACTTACTAGTAGATGTTATTATTATAGTTCGTTATCTCTCTAAAGGAGGAAATGCCAATGGAGAATATAAAACAAAAGATGAGCGATTTTGCTCATAGTATGACTGTAATAGTAATGATAACATTATTTCTATTTACAAACAATACTGTGATCCCCGCTCAAGCTTTAAAAGTACAACCAAAGACAGAAGTACAACTTAAGAAAGAAACCTTAGAAAAGTACAGCAATACTGTTTACAAGCCTTCGGAAAAGCTTTCAGACATTGAATTGAAAGAACTACTGGCAGCAGTAGGTTTTGAAGGAGAAGCCCTTAGAACGGCTTGGGCCATTGCTAATAGGGAGTCCAGCGGACGCCCACTAGCATACAATGGCAACAGGAATACTGGAGACAGTTCCTATGGAATTTTTCAGATCAACATGTTGGGAAACCTTGGTGTTGCTCGTAAAGAAAAATTTAACCTGAGATCAAATGTACTATTATTTGATCCAGTAATAAATGCAGAGATAACGTATTATATGACCAAGGGCGGTACTGATTGGTCAGCTTGGAAGGGTTTAACCCCAAGAGCAAAGGAATTTTATTTGAAGTTCCCAACTACACAGAAGTAGGAGAAAATGCGTAGGATACAGTATGTATCTAAATACATAGCACTTTCTGAAGAAGGCCTTGTACCTAGACTGGAATGCCCACTAGATCAAGGTCTTCTTCTTTCTAATCAAACGGATTTAGATGAAGTATATGTATATTGCCTTTCTTGCGAATATAAAAAATTCATAGGCTTTGGCTTTTACGATGAAATAATTAAGGCGGTAAAAAAATATGGATAGCAAAGATGAACAATCAATAGAAGATAACCTACCAATGGTTAACTATATAATGCTTCATAGAATATACGATATGCTTACTGTTATTGCTAATAAATTAGTTGGTGGCGATGAAATTAATAAAATGGTAGAATATCATGAAGCAGGATATCTTTTAGGCCCAGCACCTTCTTACAATGCTGGATTAGATGAAAAGGAATAAAAATGGATAAAGAAAAAATTGTACTTGCATTACTAGAAAAAATGAATAATGATACTAGATCTGCTGGATTGCAAAATGGAATAGACCTTATGCAAATAGAGCAGCAAATTATTGCAAATGCTGACGGCTTGCATTATCTTTTGGGAAGTCTTTACGATTTTATTGTAGAGAAAGAATTTTTTAAAGGCTAGATATAAAGTAAAATTGTGTTAGTTGAAGTATTTATTGCTCCTAACACATTGCACTATTTTTAGTGCATAACCCCAATTGGATCCGCCTCCAATTGGGGTTTTTATATTTAAAATGGTGGTATAATTATTACATGGGTGGAGCACATCATTTTGCAAAGACAATGCGTAGTCCTTATTTTACAATGGATGAGTACCAGGATAGCTGCCCCTGTAATAAAATTGTTTGTAGACTTGAAAGATTTTTAAAGTCTTTTTTATCATCTAAAAAGAAAAAATAAAATGAAACATACTGGCACAATTAATATAATTGAAAATTTTATATCACCACAAACATGTAAATATTTAATAGAAAGCTATAAAAATTCTTTTTTTGAAAATGAAAATACAAATGACAATGTTTTAGCAGGACCCAGCTTAGGCTTAGAACATGCATGGACGGTAAGTCCAACCAACACTTTTCCATTTACAGATAAAAAAGACAAAGAAAAAACAATATCTTCTGATATATTTACTCACGTTTTGCAAAGTATGAAATACTATGTTTCGAAAGAGTCTGGTAACGAGGTTGACCTTAGAACTGTTTTTCTAAGCAAAATGGTTACTGGAGCAAAATTGCAAGAGCATTATGATAATTATGATCCAGATGGGACACCATTTTATCCTTACGGGACAAACGCAGATGTTTTAAACAAAATAGGGTTCAAATCAGATTTTTCAGCTTTGCTTTATTTAAACGATGATTATACTGGTGGAGAAATTGAATTTACACAGCACAGTTTAAAGTTAAAACCTAAGCCAGGAACATTTATTTTTTTTAGAGGTGATATGGATGCGAAACATCTAGTACATAAAGTTGAATCTGGAGAAAGAATTAACTTAGTAACATTTTTTTGGGAAACAGAATACAGAAAAAAATATTTTGAAGAATTGCAGAAACAAAATTAAATTTAATTCTTTTTACTATTTGCATATTCCAAAAACTGGAGGAAGATGGCTTACCTCAAAAATGGAAGACGTATTTGATTATTTTGATTATAATAAAATTAAAATTATTAACAATAAAAACGAATATAAAAATAACTCCTTTGGCGAAAGAAATGGTGCCGATGCAACAAAATATTATGAGCACCAGGGCTGGCATTCAGAAATAGACAAAGATACATTTATACTTACGGTTTTTAGAGATCCAATTAAACAACTATGTAGCTTGTGGACCAACTCAAACGAAAACTTTATCTATGAAAATGGATTAAAAAAGGAAATATTTCTAAAAGACATGTCAAGCAAGTCACCGTATTTAAACAATCAATCTGTAAGTTTGTCTAATTCTACAAAACTTAAAAATTTTGGTATAGGTTTTAAAACTTTAGATATAGATTTTTTAATAAATAGAATTGATAGAATAAATAAAATAATTTTACTTCAAGAAAATGAAATAGATTACAATAAAGAAATTAAAAATTTATTAAGCTTAATGCAGATTGATTTACCTACTAAAATAGAAAAATGGCAGAATAATGTTGCCAGCTATAAAAATAAAAATCCTATGTCTAAAAGCCTTTTTAATTCTTTATCCGACGAGGAAAAACAATATCTAGGCGAATTACAGTATCTTGACATGGCCCTATATAATAGAATTATTGAAAAAGGGTTAAAATAAATTTGGTCTATATGAAAGCAAAGGTGGTATAATTAACATATGTTCTACGACAACCCAAATATTGAAAAAGTGGCTCCTAAGATTTTTGTATACAGAAATTTTGTACCCAAAGAAATGGTTGATGCCGTTAATGAAGAAATGTCTAAGTATGGACTTGAAGATTTTATTCTAGATGACCATGCTATTGATTGGTATGCGGATAAAACTGGACCCAACGTTCTTGCCCTATACCCAGTATGGGATTTAATATCTGATCTTTTACAGCCTGAATTTTGTGTCCACCCAAACCTATCCATGCAGGTTATGAAGCCTGGAGACACAATGTTTGTTCATTCTGATTCTCCTGGAAGAGATATGGAAGAAGATTTAACTCAACAGGATCGATGGAATACTTGCTGCATTATCGAGTATGGTGTTTGTGTTTATTTTGGAGAATTTACTGGCGGAGAAGTTTTTTATCCAGTAAAAGGACTAGAAGTTGCAGTAAATCCAGGAGATTTGGTAATTCACGGAACTCTTGCAGAATACGAGCATGGAGTACGAGAAGTAAAATCAGGACTAAGATATTGTTACTCTAATTTTTCATTGTACACAAATGAAAACCCTGGAACTTTTCCTGTTAGAGGATCTGAAGAGGAGTTATCTAGAAGATCGACTCCTATGACTTGGATGACCCCACTTGGAGACATTAACCCTATTACTGGTGTTGCTTTAACTAGTGAAAAATATAAATCTTTATATGGTGAAGATGCACCTAAAAAAATAGACACTAATTGGAAAAAAGAAACCTCTAATTAATTTTATAATCTAATTAATATTGTTTATATTCATCATTATATTCCTAGTGAAGTGAAAAAAGTGCGGCGGCGGTAGAAGAGCCCATATTTAGAAATCAATAACCCTTTTGCCATATACTTTATTATATTTCTCATCCTGTGTAAATTCGTACAGAATATCCATTAACATTTTACAGCTAGAATGGCTTTCTAAGTACCATATGTCACAATACCCCTCAGATGCATTCAAACATTTGCCTAAATAGCCTTCTAGCCGTTCTACGGCCCATTCTAGGGCGGCGGTGGCAAGCAAGGTATCCGCCATATAGTAGTTACATTCCCTATATCGTCTATCTTTAAATGATTTAGCTATATCGTGAACAAGGTTAGAATTGATCATCTTCGTCTATATCTTCAGATAGATCAAAATCAAAGCTATCTCCAAGTCCCGCCATTTTTATTAACTCATATAACGCATATCCAGAAGCTATTGCTGTTGCCAGCAATAGTATCCCTGTTGATACTTTATTCTTCATCATTTCCCCCACTATTTTCGTTTAGATATTGAAATATATATGTTGCTCGTGGCTCTAGAATTGAAACCTCATGAAAAACACCTGTTGGTATATAAACGACATCTCCTGGGTTTAACACATGGATTAAATATGGTTTGGCTTCTTTTGATTCAGAAAATCTATATTCTACTTTTCCAAGCACCTGCCATGAAATTACATCATGATCATCTGCATGCATCCAATAATCTGCTTCGTTAGATACTAGATTTAATAATACTTTACCACCAACGGCTTCTTTTCCAATTATTGAATTTAATGTTTCAACTAAATAATCTGACTCTGGTATTAGCCCATTGTGGTCATAATGTATAGTTCCGTCTTTAGATACAACAGATGCCAAAGCATTAAAGCATATTAAATCCATTTGATTATATATCGATATACTTTTTTTATTATTGTTGTATGTATAATCTATATTTTTTAAAACTCTTTCCCATGATGGGACAGTTGGATAAATATTTTCTAATATTAATGGTTTACAGTCTAGTACAGCTTTTGTAAAAAGATCTTTTAACTCTGTTTCATTCATTCATATGCTCCATATTCTAGTTGACTGAGATTAATATTGATAGTACAACAAATGCTGCAATCAATGAGATAGAAATAAATTTTACCTTTTTCTTTCTTGGCCATTCGTTTGGCACCTTTACATTATTCATATTTTACTCCTTTGTATATTTTAGCCTAATATTTGATACATGATACCAAGGATAAAAGTAATTACTGCTACAACCGCTACGGCATATAAAGTTTTCATTTTATCCTCTCAAAATTTTAAAGTTATATTCCTTTTCCCACTTTTCAATATCCAAAGCATCGTTTAATAAAGGTTGACCTTTTATATTTAAACTTGTGTTTAATAATATTGGAACGCCAGTAATAGTATACCATTTTTCTAAAAGAGAATATAGCCCCTTATGTTGATTTTTATTAACTGTTTGTACTCTGGACGTCCCGTCCTTATGTACAACAGATGGAATTTTTTCTGGCTGTAAACACTTAACCGTATATTGCATATATGGACTTTCAAAATTCATATCGAACCATTTGGAGGCATGCTCTTCCATGACTACTGGAGCAAATGGTCTAAATAGCTCTCTTTGCTTAATTGCATTAACTTTATCTTTAATAGATGGATCTCTTGGGTCTGCTAATATAGATCTATTACCTAAAGCCCTTGGGCCATATTCCGCTCTTCCTGTTGCTACCGCCGCAATTCCATCTTTTGACAATTTGTTAATAATTGCTTTTACTGGATACTCTCCGCCTAGATCATGGCCCAGGTATGGGCTTTTCCAATTTATATGGCTTTCGTATAGTGCACAAGCTGCACCCAAAGATGATCCAGCATCTCCTGGGTTGGGCATAATCCACACGCTATCAAAAATATTCCAGAGCATTGTATTTGCAGAAGAATTAAGAGCACAACCTCCCATAAAGACAAGATTTTTTTTTCCAGTAGTTGAGTATGCCAAGTGCATAAATTCGTTTAGCCTTTGTTCATATACAAACTGTACTGCTGCAGCTATATCAAACTTGTTTTGTTCTGTTACTTCTATATCCCAATCATATATGCCTTTATGAAAATTATATTTTTGTTTATCATACTTTGGAAAATATAAATCTACTTTTTTATAATATTTTTTCCAATCTCCATAAGCTGCCATACCCATCATAATGTATTCTTCTTGATTTGGTTTTAATCCAATTAATTGAGTAAAAGCTGAATAAAATAATCCAAAACTTACTGGGTAATTTTGTTTATATTTTAATTTAATTTTATTTTTTTCTCCGACCCAGATTGTTGAAGTGTTCCATTCCCCAATTGCATCAAGAACAACTACAGCAGCGTCATCATATTTACTGGTGTAGTATCCCGCCGAAGCATGCGAATAGTGATGTCCAAAATACTTTACTGGTAGATCCATTGGTATATTTGGAAGCCAATCAGATGCACCACCTTTTAACAACAGTCTACTTTTTTTAAGTAATGGTTTTTCATAGTACGCTATGTGTGTTGGTGTTCCATAGTTTAGTGCATCTAGATATATGTCTCTGTTGTTGTACCAATCATTTTTTTTCTTACTGTATCTTTCTGCGTGCCCCGCAAAAAGGATCTCTCCATCTTTTATTAGTGAAATCGAAGCGTCGTGAGATGTTTCGTTAATTCCTAAAATTATCATTGGTCTTTTTTAAAAGCATTATACATAAGATCTGCATAAAAATTATGAAATGAAGTTCCTGGATGACAATCATCTGCTGCCCATAAAGATTTTTCAGGAGTATTTGTAACCTTATCATATTCAAAAACACTATTAAGCATATCTTTTGAAGAATAGTCACGGTATGAACTAAAATTGTTTAAGCTATAAACTTTTTGCATAGAAGCAGGTAATGGATACCCTTCTGGTATTTTTTGTTTAGGCTCTCCCGATTTTCCTTGCTCAGTCCATAAAGGCCTTAGCATTTTTTTGCCTTCATAGTTCCAAATATGTCTTACAGGGTTTCCAATTTTTGCATCTATAGATTTTACCCAAGAAAATGAGTAAAGTTTTATATTATTTGATTTGCAGTACTGCTCTAAATATAGATACATGTTAAATATGTAAGGATACATAAATTTATCGTAAACATGTCGTTGTTCTCTGTGAAATTCTGTTGTAACAAAAAATACAAGATCTGGATTTCCGTAATTATGGCAATATTTAAAAAATTGATCAATCGATTCTGTTGTTGAGCTTCCAGAAATGCCTACGTTAAAATACCCACTAGTTGGCTCTTCTTGAGATATCCTTGAATATAGCTTATAACACCAAGTGTCTTTTTTATCCAGCCCGTCGCCTGCCGCAAATGAGTCACCTATAAAAAGTATGTGCTTACCCTGATGATTTTCTTTAAATGGATCGCACCTGTAGTCAAACTCGTTGTCAGAGTCTCTTAAGCCAAAAGTAGGATTTGTATCCATTAATAATTGAATTTTCTTTTCTGAAAAGCCTTTTTGTTTTTTCTAGTCCAGAGATACAGCTTAATTTTATTAATTAGCTTCATTTAACCCGCCTTTAATTGTTACATCTTGACTACAAAAACTAATTCCAAAAGTTTTTTGTTTTGCAATTTCCATACATCTTGTGCAATATGCTTCAAGTACACCTTTAGAGTTTAATCTTTCGATGTATTTTTCTTTTTCGCAAAATTTGCATTTCATATAATTATTATACCGTATATTCTAGTCAACTGCTTTATCTGTATGTATTTTATCTTTATAACTTTCAACTTGGAAATTAGATTTTAGCAAACCCCCCCTACCCCCCAAATTTTAACTTTTTGGAAAGTAGGAGAAGTTACTAGATCATATCTCCAAGTAATAACTTGGCATATTGAGTCTTAGTGTAACCCCCGAAACCTTTCCAATTGTAACATGAGACATTTTTGTAGGTCAAGCTTTTTCAGATTTCTAAAAATGTTAATATGTATTTTTCTTGTATGATACACACTATTTAGCATGTCCGAATTGTCCGATAGTGCGACCATAATAGTCTTATTTGTGACCCTTATCACATAACTATTTTTAGAATTGTCCCTAATGTCCGAATTGCGACTAGAAATTTGTCAGACCCCCGTGATAGTCTTAAGACATAAGTTAATCAAGGTGATTAACAGAAAGGAGTTACATAATGAGTAACTCAATGTTTGAAAGAGCGAGAGGGTTCGCTACTGTATCCGATTACCCTAAAGGTCTAATGAACCTGTGTCCATGCGGTCAGGTAGTCTTAGCACCAGCCCTATACCATGAAAGGTGTGAGGCAACTCACACCGCATAGGCCACACGCTACGGCGTGTCGGCTTGATAATGTCAGCCAACTAGGCTACAATTCCAACTATAACCAACTAACGAAAGAAGAACAGACAATGACAATCACATACTCACTATGGGACGGCGCTCAACTACTAGGCGCAGGCTTCACCGCTAATAGCGCTGACGAAATGAATAAGGTAGTAGCAGACCTACAAAAGGTTTCTAAAAATGTTGTAGCACACATGCGAAAGGTAGAACAAAACTAATGACTAAATGGGACACGATACAGGCAGACGTAGCAGACCAATACGCATACCTTGATGAGGTAGATGATGAGCAAGATGATGAGCAAGATGATTTCTTTGGCTTTGCTAAGTCTATTGAGACCGACCACTTAACAGATGAGCAAGTAGATGAAATCTTTAACATGTTCGGAGATAAGTAAATGACTATCGAACTAAATGACTACGGCTTTATGTTTGACATGGGTGACTTTATCTATGTCTCTCTATCATGGGCTTTTATTATCTTGACCGCCTTATCTATAACCGCCTATAAGATTTATAAGAGAAAGAAGAATAAGTAATGACTAGAGCACTAACTACACTAGTACAATTAGCCCTTGCAGTACCCGCCCTATACATGGGGCGCATAGTATGGCATGAGTTTGTTATCGAGATGAAGGAGTTATTTAATTGAGTATGACACAATTCGAAAGAGACCTAACTATAAAAGAGAGCTTTATAGATTTACTTAATGAGATTTATCCCGAGGTAAAGATTGGCTACTCTACCTTTACTCCCGCCGAGATCTTGGAGTGTTGCGACCCTATCGCCTTTAGTATAGGCGTTATAGAGCATGAGGACTACATGCTAGAGCGTGGCGAGCTAGATGATGAAGAGATGTAAATCACACTAGCCTAGCGGCGTGTCGCCTTGACAGGGGCGGCATCTGCCCCTATCTGTGTGGGGGCTGTGGATAACTTACGACAGGCTGTGGATAACCCTGAAAATTTGTGGACAGCCTGTGTACGACACGCCCGAGATCTTGTGACTTTTATCACACGGCTTGAGCGTCTCAGTATTTGGAATTACTGGCTAGTAATTAGTTTATGTCAGTCCGTTCGTGTATAATTCCATACATAACCAAACGAAAGGCGGACACCATGTCAGCAAATGTCTATACAATCGAAAGCCTACTTGTAGGAAAACTCTATCGCTCAAAAACTTTAACGGGCGAGATTATCTCAGCAGAAAAACACCCTGCACCAGTATGGTACGAAAACGCAGAGGCGTATTTAGTCGAGGTGCGTAATCATAACGGTGGCTATGCTCACCGAACCGTTGCCGTCAATAACTAATTTGTCAGTGGCACCTGATACAATTCCATTAACCAACTAACGAAAGGTCATAAAATGACACTTGATGAATACAAAGAAATGGTAACTGCTCAGCGTGAAGCGAGCAAGGCCGAAGCCCTAACAATTTTAACACGAAAGGAAAACTCATAATGGGAAACATTCTAGATGAATTAACTAACATTCTCGCAATAGATTGTGATGAATGTGGCGGTGCAGGATTTTTATTTTTCGGTAACGAAAACAATTTTGATGTAGAGCCTTGCGATTGCGTAACAGATGAGGAGTTAATTTAATGTATAAAATTACTTGCGCTTATGATAGCGAACCAATTCATTATATTAGAGAATACGAAAACGAATTCGGTGCATGGGAAAACTTTTTCTTATTTACTGACTGGGGATTTGCAGATGAATACTCAACTGTTAATCTTTACACGCCAACAGGCAAATGCCATACAAAAGTTTTTTATCGTGAAGGTAGAAGGGTCGTAGTAAAATGATGACACGCAAAGACTATGTAGCAACTGCAGAAATTCTAAAGTTTGCTAGCGATAAAACGCACCCTGCTTTATTTTCTAAAATCGTAAATGATTTTGCGGAAATGTTTGCGGTTGATAATCCACGATTTGAT